CCCGCTTCTCGCCTACCGTCCGCCGCTTGTTGTCCACAAGGATAAGGTGCTCCACTGGCAAGTCGCCAATCTGCCGCGCTAGGTCCTCGTGCAAGGCTTCGATTTGCGGCCAGCGCGACGGGACGCCGGGTGTGAGGATGGAGAGAATGGGTTTCATTGTTCTATCGAGGTCGCTACGTTTCGCGCAATTGGGTCACGTCTTTCCCAGACATTTTGCAGCACCCACCCACCCCATGAACACCGCTGCCCTCGCTTGCATCCCTGCGCTATTATTCCGTTTGCAGCACGCCTCCATAGTGGCCATTTTGCGCCCGGAGAATTATCCACAAAAAGGGATTCGTTTTGCCTGCACCATTCAAGCAGGTTGCTGAACTTGTATTGGATGCCAGCCGGAGATAATACGCACCACTCTTTACAGTTGGCGTGGTCAATTTTACCGCGCCGCGTTTTCCCAAATCCATTGCTCCCTTTTAGCTTTGCGATGGCTAGATGGCGTATGTCATTTATACGCTTGGCCGAGGTCGCGTGTCCGATGGCCAATGCAGCATCGCGGTTTTTTTTCCCCTCTGGCGTAATTTTGTATCGGCCAGACTCGAATGCCGCCTTTGTCGCGGCAGACAGTTTTGCTCTTACCTCTGGCGTGTTGTGTGAGATTTTTATGGCCGCACTCTGGTTGTCGCGCCATTGCTGGGGGCGCGGTCCCATGCGTTTGAACGCTTCACGGACGCGCTGGATTCGATACGCTTCTTGTTCAGGGCTTAGTCTCATGTTGTTCAGAATCGTTGAACCAAATCCAGCCGGCTTGCTTCGCATTAGGCAGCACTTCAATAACGGCGCGCATCACCGGCTCGTGCTGCGAATCGTGGCCGGCAATCATACCGCCCGGCTTCACCTTTGGAATCCATGCGGCCAAGTCTCGCTTGACGCTCTCGTAATCGTGCGCGGCGTCGATAAACACAAACGCCAGCCCGTCAGGCACGAGTGCCGCCGCCGCCGCGCTGTCAGATTCGACAACCTCGACCATATCCGACACGCCGCACCGTTGCAGGTTGGCCTCAAATGCCCGCCGCACGCTGCCGTTATGCCGCGCCACAATCGCGGCATCCTCGCCTTTGAACGTGTCCACCGCGTAGATTTTCACCCGCTTCCCGGCCCGCTTGCAGGACTGCGCCAAGTAAATCACAGAGCGGCCAAACCAAACGCCGACCTCTGCCAGCGAATCGCCGTCATTCACCCGCGCGGCAACCTTGTCGTAGAACTCGGGGAAGTTGAAAAACCCCGGCACACTTGACCAATCCACCGCCGCCCGCAGTTTTTCCAAAACCGCCTTGCCTTGCGCGTAGCGTTCGGGCGCATTTTGCGCGGCGTGGGTGGCGTCCATCGGCTTGCCGGTGAATATCGGGTGGCGATGGTCGAACACAATGTCGCGCGCCTGAATAACCTGCCCGCGTGCGTAGGCAAGCTCCGTGAACCAGTTGTCAGAATAGACGCCCGTGAACTCAGGGTGAAACAAGAAACAGTCCTGCCCGTAATACGCCCGCGTGCAAATCGCCATGCAGAGCAGGTCATCGTTACGATGCCCGTCAGAGATTGCCAACACGCGCGGCTGTTTCAGGTCGCCAAGCCGATTCAGAATCAGCGTGTCCCATCCTTGAACCGGCGTCCAGTCGTCGGAGAGTTGAATCAAAACTTGGCCAAGCGAAGCCGCTGCCGCCGCATTCCACGCCGCCACGCAGCCGCCGCCCGGTTGCAATTCGACGTGGTGAAACCGGCGCAGGCAGTGGCTTTCCGCGTCGTCGTTGTCAAACGCGAAGATGTGCTCGATTTCGTCGGGGTGGTCCGCGAGGTCATACCAGAGCTTGCGCGCAATAACCGCGCCTTGCGGACGCCCCCGCGTCGCGTGCAGCAGCGAAATCTTACAGCCGCCCGCCCGCATCAAGGCATCGCGCCGGATGGTTTCCGCTTCCATCGTCATCCCGTTCGCGCGCAACGCTTGGCAGTAAATATCCGTGCCGACGTAGCCGTAAAAATGCTTGCGGTTGTTCCAATCCGTATGACGCGGCGGCGGCGTGGCTCGCATTTGCTGTGCGTAGGTAAGTGCGAGGTCCGGCTTGCCGAAATCCAGCGCATTGCCAGACAGCGAACCAAGCGCCTCCCGCCGGGTCGGGTCGGTTTTGTAAGCCTCGTGCAGCAGTGTTTCACGCTGCGCCGGGTCGGTCGTCATGCGGGCGATGTTGAGCAGCATTTCGTAACGCTCTGGCCGGCCAAGTCGCGGGTCTTCAAAGGCGCGCATCGCGGCCTTGATGCTGCCATCAATGTCCCCGATGCCTTGAAGCTCGCCGTGCAAATGGTAAAGCAAGCCGGGGTGCATTTCGCTGTCAGGGATGCTCCGCAGAATCCGCAGGTTTCGTTCATTGCTGCCGGTTTTCGTCATCGGCGGCGCGTGCAAAATCACCACCCTATCATCATGCGGTCCGCTGACAGGTTCCACGTTGAACGTGAAACATTCATGCACCGGATACTGCCAGCGGCCCGCCCGCCTGTTCACCAACCGTTCGCGCGGGATACTTACGCCTAGCGTGCTGATTTTGTAAGGGAAAACGTAGGCGTCAAATTTCGCCGCCGCCGCGTGTTGACGCACAAATTCCGCGCCGCTTTCGAGCGTGTCGTCAGAATCGCACCAGAAACAGTAGTCATTCGAGGCGAGGTCAAAGCTCATTTGCCGCGCCGCCGCGAAGTTGTCCACATGCGGCCAGTCGGCGTGCTCCGGCCTGTTCTTGTATTCACCCAACACGAGCTGGGTTCCGGTTGCTTCGCAGAAATTTTTTACAATTTCCAGCGTGCCATCTGGCGCGGCACTGCCAATGGCGCGCACCACTACTATTTCGTCCGCAATGCGCGCGAAGTTAAATAGGCAGCGTTCAATGTATTCGGCGACGTTGCCGACAATCATGCAGAGGCTAATCTTGTTGCTCATAAAAAATTCAGCCGTGGAGGTGAGTCTCCACGGCTGTCCTAGCGCGTTTCGGAAAACTTCACCGGGCGGACTCACACGCTCGGCAAGTTAGATGTTGGCTCAGTTAAACACTCGAATCTCGATGAACGTCCCTTCAAGCAAATCGTCCGCAAGTGCATGCGCGCCATGCTGGTCGCAGGTCGTCAGCGTGATGACATTCGCGCTGGTCCGCGTTGCCGTGTGCGATGATTCAATGCCGGGCGTCACGCTCACGTAAGTAGTGGCCGGGAAAGCGCCTGTCAAGGTGGCAGTGTAGGTGCCCTCGCTCGCGCGCGCCCAAACTACAATGCCGTCAAGATCGTTTCGGAAAACCGTGGCCGTCGGCGCATCCGTGCCGGATTGCGACAACTTCGCAACGTAAAGCTCCACGCCGTTGACCGTGTCGCATCGCAGGTTGCCCGCGAAATACGCGCCGCCGTTTGTTTGGTTTGCCATAAGAAAAAGGCGGGAGGGGTCGCCTCCCGCCGTGTGGCCGGCGATGATTAGTCGGTGCGCTTGATGACGCGGCCAGCAGTGGAGAGGCCACGGGTGTAACCGTAGTTGCACTCCATGTTCAGATAGCGCGTGCCGGTGTTGGCGTCGTAGTGCTTCCGCAGGCCCAGCGTGATGCCGGTCTCAGGGTCGGTCACGGCGTAGGCGGACTCGTAGGCGGACGGGTCTTGCGGTTGCAGATACCGCATCGCAACGGCGATGGCGTTCGGGTGAGCGGCGAAGGCCATCACGCTCGCGCCAGAGGCGAACAGGTTGTTCAACTCGTAGAAGTCGAACCCGGCGGCGCGCATCACCTTGCCCTCTTGGAGCACGGAGTTGTCGCGGAACATGTGGGCCTGCACGAAGTTCGTGACGCCAAGCAGCGCGTCGTAAGGCGTGCAGTCAATGAGCATCGAACGCGGCTCGGCAGGCACGTCGTTTTGGTTCAGGTCAAGCCGCGCTTTGCGCAACTGCGGCACGTCCAACGCGGTCGAGGCTACGGCGGTGGCAAGCGAGAAGTTCGCCGTGGTGACGAGCGAGAGAACGTCCTGCAAAACCAGCAACGCGAGCGCCGCGCCCTGTTGACGGCCGAAGGATTCAAGAGACGCGGCGGAACTGTTCGCGGCGGTGATGTCGTCCTGCCCGATGTGGACGATCTTGTGCTGGCTCAACGAGATGGTCACGACGGACTTGCTGCCGCCAGAGATGGCGTAGCTGCCGCCAAACGTGGTGGCGGTCAAGCCAGACACGAGAGGCACAAGCACATTTGCGCCGCGCGTGCCGGGCGCGGCGGAGAAGTTGGTGGAGAACGCGCGGAAAGGCGCGAGGATTTTTACGAAGGACTCCAGCGCGCTCTGGCTGATAATCTCGTCGTCGAGGTTGGTGTAGGTGGCCATGATTTTTTTGTTTTGGGGTTGCTACTGAAAATCAGTTAGTGTGAGTGCGGTTGAACTCGGCGCGAATCGCGGCGCGGTTTTCCTTGAACAGCTTGGCGCGCTTGGCCGGGTCTTTCTCGGCGTCCAACGCGGCGAGGATATTCACAGAGGCGGGAGCGGGGGCGGCCTTCGCGGGTTCAGCGCCAACAGCGGCGAGTTGCTGAACGGCAACCTCTGCGGCCTTGGTTTCCACGGCGGCTGCGAAATCTTTGTTGGACTTCTCGGCGGCGGCCAACTTCACGGCGAGCGCGTCACGTTCAGCGGTCAACGTCGCATTCGCGGCAGTCAGCGAATCGCGCGCGGCGGTGAGTGTGGCGATGTCCGGCAACGCGGAAGCGGCGGCCTTCAACGAGGCATTTTCCGCGCGGAGATTAGTAAGCTCTTGAAGTGCTGTCATAAGTTTTGCTTCTCTTTACATTAGCCCAGCTACTACGTCAAGTCTGCGAGCAACATTTTTTTCGCTTCACCAATATCAGAAACCAGCGCGTCCGTCAGTGACTCGCGCCCAGCCTCGTAACCCATAAAAGTCTGCCCTTCCATTGCGGCCTCGGCGATGCCGGGGCGATGCTCCAACACAAAGCCCTTGAACACGGCGGCGAGGCTGGAAATTCGCTGCTGAATCGAAGCGGATTGTTCCTCGCTCAGTGACGTGCCGGGCACGCCTGCGCCCTTGAATTTTCCAGAGCGGAAAACCTTCACGACGATTCCCATCGCCGCAGCCAGTGCGCTCATGTCTTGGTGCGCGACATAAACGCCGATGCTGCCAACCTCCGCGCTTGTAGTTGCGAAAATCGCACGCGACGGTGCGGCGAGCCAGTAGGCCGCAGAGCAGCACATGCCAGACGTGAAGGAATAAACCGGCTTGCGCTTAGCGGCTTCCGCGATGAACGCGCCAAGCTCCGGCGTGCCGCTCACAAATCCGCCGGGCGAATCGAAGTCCAACAGAATTGCCCTCACGTTGGAATCGGCCAGCGCGGCCTCCATGTCTCGCCGAATCTTCGCGGTGTCCACGAAACCAAACGCGGCGGCGATGGACGGCAGCCCGGTTTGAATCGTGCCGCGCACGGGCACCGTGGCTATTCCGTCCGCGTCAACGGTCATCTGCGGAATAGGGTCGCCATAGCAGTCGCATTCGTTGCCGTCGTCATCCTCAAAGCCCATTGCGCCCGGTGCGCCCGGTGAAATCTCCGCCAGCGTGGCGATGCGCGCGGACCAGCGGCGCGGGTCAATCAACAGCAGGTCTTGTGATTCAAGGATTGCTTTCATCGTCGGGTGTGGTGTTGTCCGCACTGTCGTCTTCCGTCATCGTCGCAGGAGGATTCGCGCTGCGCTGTTGCAACAGGGACAGCGCGGCTTCAATCGTGATGCCGTGTTTCTCGGAAAGCCTGCGCCCACGAATAAGCAAGTCTTCCGTTTCAGCCTCGGCTTGCTCCCGCTCCTCTTCCCACCATTTACCACGGCGGGCGGCAACGTCCTTCAGCGTAACGAAGCCGAGCTTGTATTCCTCGCGGTCAACCTGCGAGGACCATCCACGATCCGCGGTGAGTTCAGCCGGCGCGGAGTGTGCGATTTTCCACCAGTCAGGATTCGGGGCTAGTTCGCCAGATTGAATAGCCTTCGCGATGCGCCAAGCATCAATTCGCGCGGCCATCTTCTGCGCGATCATCTGATACTCGCCGATGGTCCGGTGCGCGACTTCCATAACCATCCGCAACGATGCGCCGCCAATTTTCGAGGCGTTCACCGTCAGTTCGTAAGGCCAGTTAATCGCGGCCAATCCGTCGCGCGTGACGCGCTCCCAAAACTCCTGAGAGTTAGCCGATGGCCGACTGGATTCGGGGAATTCGATTTTGCTGCCAGTGTTGGACCGGAACACACGGACGCTGCCGCCGTCAACGCGTTCCTCGTAGAGCGTCCCCGTGTCAGTTGCCGTCGAGGTTATGTCTTCCGCGTTCGTGTCAATGTGCCCCTCTTCGGTGTGCTCGACAACCGCGTAGCTGGCCTCCTTTTTGAGAGCCAGCCGCAGGAATTCAAACGCTTGCTTTCGGTCCTGCCAGTCGCGAATGCCCGCCGCGATTTGCGACACGCCGCGCGTCTGGTCGGAGAAGTCTGGCCGGTAATAAACAGCCAAGTCAGCCGACGAATAATCACGGAAGTCTGAACCGTCCGGCCCATAAACACGCCAGCCAACCGTTCGCCCCCATGAGTTTAGAATCGCGCCGTTGCAAAGCAGATTGCCCGCGAACTCGCCCTCGGTAATTTCGGTGGCCTCGCCATAAGCGCCGATGCGGTGCGAAGAAATCAGTTGAATCTGCGGGTAATCCGCCGACTCACTCGATGTCAACAGCACGCCCGCGTCACCGTCGCGGATGATTGACACCAACGCAACGCGCAGGGCATTGCGCCAGTCAAATGCCCCGCCCGAAATCACACAAATCTTGTGCCACTCGTAAAGCAACTCTTCCGCGCGGTTTCCCCAATCTCCCTGTGCGCGCCCGTAGTATTGCGGGATAAATCCGTTGCCGATGCTCACGTTGGCCAGCGTCACAATCGCGTTTTGCAACTGTGCGACGTTTGCAAACAGGTAGCGCCCAAGGCTGGTAAGTTCACGCTGTCCCGACGCGGCCGTCGCGTTGTAATCGCGCGCGACGCGGGGCATGTAGGGCCGCGTATTGTCCGGCTTGGCCGCGTCATAAAGCGAGTTGCCCCGCGCCTGAAACGGTTTGCCGTATTGGTCAAGAATCCGAAAGGGTTTCGCGCTCACGGGTTGAATGCCGAGTTGAAATTGCAGCGGGCCTTGGTCACTAGCGCGCCATATTGCGCCGGGTCAATTTTCCGCAAGGCGTAACGGCACTCCTCCAAAACCTCCTTGACTGGCATCACGAATTGCTTGCCCGTCGTCGTGTTGCCGCTGCCCCACGTCATCAAGGTTTTGCCTTCCGTCACCAGCGTTTTAGCTTGCGCGCGGATGGCCAAAACCTCGGCCTCGGTGAAGTCAGCAAAAATCCCGGTTGCCATTTCCTCGCAAGGTAGATTAGCAAACCTAATTTGGCAAGTGTGTAGAATTAGGCCGCATAAAATCGCAAAATAGGGGCTTCCGTGGGACCGTGCTTTAGCTACAGTGGGGGCATGAAACCGACTTACAACGGCGATCCATCCCTCGGGTGCGTTGGTTATTACGACGAGACAGGATACGTCGGACGCGAGGAAACACGAAATCTTTCGGTCGGCGAGATTGTGACGCTTGACGACGGGACACGATGGATGTTGAACAAGCCTGCCAGTTGCGTTCGAATCACTTCGGATGATCCGATGGAGCTTCAGCATTGGCAGCGCCCCGACTAAACGCCGAAACGTCCATCGCCACAAACGCCATCAGCGCGCAGTCGCCCCAATGGTTATTCCCTGAGTCACGCCATTTCCAGACGGTTGAACCGCGCGCGTTTTTTTCTGGCTCACGCCGTTCGTCCTGTAGCTCAGCAACCAAGTCCGGCCCGGCGTCGGCGGGGATTTCAAACAGCGGGCCTTTGCCCTTGAGCGCATACAGATACAGCCGGTCCTTATACACGCCATTGCTCCACTCCACTCGCGTGACGCCGCGCGTGTTCGCCTTCTCCGTGCCGATGAACGGGTCAACGGATTTCACCCGATACGGGCGCGAGATAACCCGACCTGACGCAGTCGGGTGCGCGAACGATTCCTGCGCGCTGCCGCGCATTGCAACCCAAGCCCATCGGACGCACTCCCGCAGGATTTCCGTCTGACGGTTGCCGTCGGCGCTGTCGATGAACACGCCACGGTTTGCGACGCCGTGCCGCTCCTGAAGCCCGCGCAAGTCCGCGAAGTTTGAGACTCGGCCGTAGTCCACGAGGCGAAGCTCGCCGCCCGCGCGAAGCTGGCAGACAAGGAATTTCAGGTGGTCCTTCTGAACGTCCACCGTCAGAATTCGCGTCATCTTGCGCTTGTCTGTCTCCGTGGCCGGCCAGAACTCCCCGCGCTGGTATTTGCCGCATAGCTTCATGATGTCGTCGGCGTTCGCGGCCTCGCCCAGCATGAGCCACGGCTCGCCCAGGGTTTCGCGCACAAAGGATTTCAACGCTTCAAGGTTGCCGTTCTCGGCCTGCTCCTTGGCCGCGATGAACTCGCAGGCGATGTCGTCCCATTTGACCCAAAGCGAATAAAGCGCGTTCCACGCGAACGACTCGCTCCCCGGTTCTGGCGTCGGGTTGCGGTCGAACCTTTCGAGGGTTTGCAGCAGCTTGAACTGCTCCACCTGTTGAAACTCAGCCGCGCACTTCTCGCATTGGTAGCGAACCGTTTTCCGAAGCTCTGCCCAGTTCCATTTGCCCGCTGGCCGCGTGGTGTCGTTGGTGTCCCAAATGAAACCGCCCTGCTCACGAGGCTCTGGAAATAGAACGGACTTCTCCCGGCCAAACCGAAACGGCTGACGGTGCCCGCACGATGGACAAGCGAAGTGGAAAAACGTCTGCGTGCCGCGCTCCCATTGCGCGTGCATTTCCTCGCCGGCATCTTTCGGCGTC